ATCAATTTCATATATAATTCTAAAGCTTATTTGTTTTTGAACTTCTTTTAAAAACTGAACAAACTTTAATTGAGCTGGTGTAGCCTGTCTTTGAATCCGAACAGCTTTGGCACCTATAAAATAACGGGGATCAAAGCACATGACCGTGCTACCATGTACGGTCATTTTTTGATGTGCGTTGAGTAAGTGCTCTGGCCATATTAACCGCCAAAAACCACAACCGCTGTAATCTGCATAATAATTTAATGCGCGGGGTAAATGGATCTCTGGAGGCACCGGATTCGTTTCTGGTGGTGGACCAGCCATAAAAGGATGCGGAGCAACAAATGGAGAAGATCCAAACGGTGAGGCAAAAGGCGATGGGCCGAACATCTTAGTAATTATTGTTAGTTAGGTAGATAATCAACTTTTCTTGTGATTCCATTACGTTTTTCTAAAAATATGATATCACCGGAAGCAGACTTAACACTTTCTTTTCTATGACTTATAATCATGACCGATTCATTAAAATTTTGTACACGTTCTCTTAATATATTAATAACTAAATCAACACCTTTCTCGTCAAGACTCGAATCAAACAATTCATCATATATACTAAAATTATATGTCACGTCACCCTGTAATCTACGTATATCCATAAAAGCAAACAAACATGCTAAGTCTATATTCTTTCTTTCTGCACCACTAAAATTGAAATAAGAACATAGCTTGCCTTTATCATCTATTATCTCTTCTTCAAAATATTCATTAAATGTACAGTGACAATTAGCATCCATCTTTTTTAAATAAAAAATGAGTTTCGAATTAAACAATTGTAAAATCTTTTTAACAATATATGCTTTTACTCCTTCTTCTGAAACAACGAATTTAGCAGTTTCTTGAAGCTTGATAGCTTTTTTTAGTTCATCTATTTTTTTATTAATCACTTTTAGTTTTTTATTTTGATCATCAATAAGACTATCATAATTTTTTACATTATTTTTTATATCTTTTAAATCTTGATCTAATTCAATCTGCCAGGCTTCCAGTTGTTTTTTTCTACTTAATGTATTGTCATAATCCTTTTTTTCTAAGTTAAAATTATTAATTTTAGTTTGAAATGTTTTAATTTTTTCATCTAATTTCTTTTCTAAAGATAGCAATGTTTCTACATCCTTTTCATTTTTTTCTATTTCTTCATCATACTCGTCAATTTGCTTGTTAATTTTTTCTTTTTCTTTTTCTATATGCTTTTTATCAATATCTACTATATTTCGTAAGCACATCGGGCATTTTCCTTTTAATGTGTCTATAGTAGAGAATTGCTTATTGAGCTGCTTAATAAAAGTTTGTTTTTCAGAAATGTTATGGCGAATTTTTATAAGTTTAGAGTCTACTTTTTCAATATTATTTCTTTGTTCATCAATCTGCTTTTCAATTTCTGAAACATCATGCTTTACAAAAGCTTTAAGCTTTTTCTCTATAGAAATTAACTCATCTGCATTATTCTTTTTTCTATTTTCGTATTTTGCTTTGCGCGCTTTTTGTTCAGCCTCTGCGCTTACTTTTTGTTTTTCTAAGACTGTAATATTTCGCTCTATTTCATCAAATTTAGTAGATTCAATATCAAATTCACGTTTAGTATCAATTATATCTTCTTTTAATCTAGAAAGCATATCACTAAACACGCTTAAATTAAAAATATCTTCAATAAATTTTCTTTTATCTTGTTTCTTCTTTGCCATAAACGGAATAGTATTATTCACTGTCATAATAACACAGTTTTGAAACACATCTTCGGTACAATTAAGAAGCTGTAAAATATACTCGTTGGTATTAGTGATACTATCTCGGGTAACGTCTTTACCATTTATTTTTAAATAACACCGAGACGGTTCTAATGATCTCGTAATTTGTATATCATCTTTTTTGCCTAAATTTTCTATTTCAATATCCAAAACAACTTCACAATTTGTTTTATTAATATTATTAACTATAAGTTCTTTTTTAAGATCACGTAGCGTGTTACCAAACACCCCGAAATGTATAGCATCTGCAACAGTAGATTTACCTACACCGTTTCTGCGGTCCTCTTTATCGCGATTAACACCGGTTATAATATGAAGACCGGATTTAAACTCTACTTCTACAGGTTCTTTTCCTACGGATAAAAAGTTTTTAAGAGATACTTTTTTAAATGCAATATTTTTCATTTACATTTTTGGTATAAATCAATACAATACTTAGCTACTTCATCCTTATCTTCGATTTCAAGCAGGTTTACAAATTCACTAATAGCCTGAGTAATATCCACACCGCCCAAGTCATATCTATTTTCTTCAGGTACGCTTAACCGGTCCACAGCAAGAGAATAATCTACAGAAAGAGACTGTGGTTTATGAAGAGATACCTTTTTTAATAAACTATCAATATTTTCGCTAGATATTTTTTTATCAATAACAAATTTTACTATGTTCTTTGAAAACATAGCTTCAACTTCTTTACCTTCTAACGATTCTTGATTTAAAATTTCTGAAAGAAGTACTTTACGGTGTTTCGGTGAAACATTATTCTCAAAAAACTCATAGCTAATATCATTTAAATCTAGAATATAATAACCTTTTGAAGAACCAACGTCACCAAAATCCATCTCAAACGGATTACCTAAGTATATAATTTTACCTTCATCGTACTCTCTTTCATCTCTTAAATGAAAATGACCAGAAAAAATATACCGAGCATGATCTAGTAAGTCTTTTGATTTAAAACCTTCTTCACAGAGCTTAAATGAATTCATTTTGAAGCTTTCTATTTCTAAATGACCAAAAATAATATCGCCTTTATCTAGATTTGATAAATCAGAGTTCCAAGGTAAGAAAATACATTTTTTACCGTAAAGAACTGTAGTACAAGTTTGACTTATAACATTAATATTGTCCCATCCATGTAGAATAGATAGAGAATTAACATCAGTACGATCTTTATAAAAAGAATCGTGATTACCAACTAAGATATTTATATTAAAATCTTTCCAGATTTTTAATATTTCATTAACTACATGAATCGTGTTTACAGCTATTTCATCTCTGTAATGATAAAGATCTCCAAGCAGTAAAATATCTTGAATATTTTTTTCTTCTAACTCGTTCTTTAACCATATAGCCCACTTGAGAGCGGTATCGTGCCAAAAGCTACTATTTTGATGTACTCCAATATGTAAATCGGATATACAGCAAACTTTGCTGTTTCGTAAAGTTACGTCTTTTTGCATTAGTCTTGTGCGTTATAATTATCATCATCTGGCTCTATGTAGATGTGAACATTTCCAAATTCATCTGTCTTAGCCATTGTTTCAGTATAAACTTTTTGTTTATACTCATCTAAAACTTCATGATGTTTCTTCTCTTTTTTAATCCGATTGATAAAAGCATGAAATGCAATTGTTGTAAAATATGAAAAAGGACTAAATCCTGAATCTAATCTAAACTTTTTGTTCTTTAATGCCGAAAACATTTTTACAACAGCATCGCCAATCATCTCATCTTTGTAAGAATAGTTAATAAAGTTAGTAGCATAAGACAACCCGTTAGCTATCTTTATAATACTATCTCCAAGTTTTTCACTAATGCGCTCTGACTGATAAAACTTACGTATCTCTTCCTCAAATTCTCTACTATTTACATAATGAAGTTTATCTTTTGGTTTAAGCTTTTTTGCTTCTTGAACTTTCTTAGCTAATATTTGAAAGTCAGGATCATTTAAATCTAGATCATCTTCTATAGCTAGATCTTCAGCAATATTCTTGCCTTTTTTCTTAAGCTTCTTGGATTGTTTTTGTATTGGTTTGGATGTTTTCTTTTTCATAAAGTTTTAAACGCTTCTCCATATGCTGTTTACCGTAAAAAAGTTGATCTGCTATGTCAAAAATAACTAGCTTTTCCTTATTTTGATGTAAACGAAGACCACGGCCTATTGATTGTATAATCTTCACCTTTGCTTTTCCACCTCCGGCGAAAATTATAAAATGTAAATTTCTTATATTTATTCCGGTCGAGAATATTTTTGATATGGCAACAACACAAATATTATCTTTTTTCTCCATTAAATTTTTAATTTTGTCTCTTTCTTCAACTTCAACTTCTCCGCGTATAAAATATACGTCTTTTGTTTTACAGTGTTCTTTCAATAACGATGTTATGGTTTCACCGTGCTCAATAAAGTCTATTAAGATAAGAACATTATTCTTTAGACCGGTTACTAATTTACTAATAATTTTATTTCTAAAGTCACTCTTAATTATAAATTTTTGTTCAGCTCTGAATCTATCTGATATTCCTACAAAATTTTCCTTTTCTTGTATTTTTTTATAAAAAAGTTGTAATATTTGAATCGTTACATTACTTACATAATTTTCTAACCGAAGCTCGTAGCTATTTTTCTCGTAAAGAATAGGTCCAATTTTTCCTATAATGTTCCATTGGTCTAATTCGTTTTCTGGTAGTGTACCGGTGAACCCAAATTTAAACGGGGTATTAATTTTTTTAATAATTTTGTTAATTTCGTTACCTCTTCTTATCTTATGAACTTCGTCAACTACAAGAAAGTTAATTTGAGTGAGCCAATCTAAGTTTGTGTTCTTACTTTGAAGTATTCCCAGATTAGCAATAACCACGCTTGTTGTTAAATCGAGCGGATTACTACCTGTAAATTTTGAAGTACTGTAAGAAACTTTGTAACTTTTAAAATCACTAGATGTTTGGTTTACAAGACCAAGATCTGGAACTATAATCAAGGCTTTAGCTTTTGGTGTCTCACGAAACGCGTTAGCTAATACCGATGCTATAACTAAGGTTTTACCGCCTGCTGTAGCTAGAACAACAGTTCCCCTTCCAATTTTATAACACTTTTCAACTATTTCTTTTTGATAATCTCTAAGATCTAATTTAAGTTTTTCTATTTCTTTATCTTGTTTCCAAAGACTCTTAGCGGGTAGTAATTGCTCTAAGATTTGAGTATCTGTCTTAATCTCATCTACATACTGTAGAAATGTGATAAACTTTCTTATCTCAAAGTATAAACCTAAATCAAACCTACCGTTAGGGGTGATAGCATAAGTTCTTTGCGGTACGAATCTTTTATAATTTCGTATAAATGCTGCAGATTCGTTTTTTACAGAAAACTTTTCTCGTATTTCATTAAACAGGTCACCACTAACGATGCCCTGCTTTTTAGCAGAGTCATATTCAAATGATATCATGTGGTCTCAAGTTTTATGATATCTATTAAATTCTTCAAATCGTAAGATGTACTGCTTAGAGTCTTTTCTGCTTTCTCTAAAAGTTCTACTACAAGATTCAGTTCGTTTATTTTTTTGTCTATCTCTTTTAATTCGCTATGTTTTTCAGCGGTTTTTTCTATGATAGGTAGTGCTAATTTGACAGGACTCGTCTCTTGAATTTGATCTACTAATTTTCGTTTTATTTCCTCTCTTTTACCTCGACATTCAAAAAGCTCATGTTTATGTCGAATATAGCGCCCAGCCCATTTATGCTTGATTCCGGGTAATTTCAACTGGTATTCTTTTAAATTTAGCTCGTCAATCTTTAAATCGCTTTCTAATTCCTTAATATAATCTTCGATCATTAGCTAAATAATAATATATACAAACGTAAAATCCATGAACAGATTTGAAAAAGTATTTAATGAAGTTTTAGCTGAAAACAACGCCTCTGGAGGAGAAAGTAGCGTTTTTGGTAGTAACAATGGTCAGGATATTGGCTCTTATGGAAATCAGTTTCCCTCTCAAAATAGTAATGCCTATGCGAAAGGCGACAATCGAAAATTATCTCCTTACGGTCCTGCGGGAGCTGTATTAGGCGCTAAAGTTTCAAAGAAAAAAAAGAAACGCAAAAGTTCTAACGTTACGGTTAAATTTCCGATACAGCGTAGAACATTTTCAGGTTATTGATATGGATTTAGGGCATTGGATAGTGGCAGAGGGTGTGGAATTTTCCGAAGAAAACTACGGTTTTATATATGAAATAACTAATAAAGTTAATAATAGAATTTACATTGGAAAAAAGCAATGTAAGCATAGAAGAAAAAGAAAACCGCTTAAGGGTAGGACTAAAAATAGAATTCAAATTCAAGAATCAGACTGGAAAACTTATACAAGTTCCTCAAATGATCTTAATTATGACATACAAAAATATGGAAAGGAAAAATTTGTGTTTAAAATTATCCGTGCATGTAATTCAAAGTGGGAGCTAGCTTATTTTGAAATTAAAGAACAAATTGAAAGGGAAGCAATTTTATCCGAGCAATATTATAATGGAATAATAAACGTAAGAATTGGGCGTCCACCAAAAGATTTGAAGTTATAAAAATATACTTTAAAATACAATGTGAGTGATATTTTAAGTCGTTATAACATTCATTTAACAGATTTAGTTAATATTTACAAAAATAAAATTGATGTACCGCTTGTTAACGACTTGCATAAATTTAGTATATTAGGTCAAATAGATAAATCATTTAGAAAACTATTTTTGCATAACGTAATTTTTTATGTTTGTCAAGAAATAGTAGAAACAAGATGTAAAGAGAAAATAATTTTATACTATTGTGAAAAAGAATTTTTACAGCAAAAACTTAATATTTTTGAACATTACAACAAGCATGCAATAAATTATGAGCTTTCTAATGTATTTAAAATAATAAAAAATAAAATACCTATTCGCTATTTTAGCTCAGACACACCTATGTTAGAATTAAAGTCTTTATTAAAGGATAAAAACGGTAAAGCAGTAGATGTAGTAAACAAAATTCGTCATCTTTCTGACAAAAAAGTTTCTTATAGCTTTTTAAAAGCAAAATCATTTTGTAATAAGAATGGACTAGTGTTTTTAGTCAAAGAGTATTTTGAAAAGCTTAAGACAAAACATCTTTTTATATCATAGTTTTTAATAAATATATGTGTGAAGTTTAATGATTCATTAAAAAACGCATATTTGTTGTTTGAGCAAGAGCCGCCTGAAAGCGCATTGCCAGATGCTGCAATGCCTCAGAAGGATGCATTACCAGAGGCGCCACCGGGCCCGGATTTAGAAACAAAAACCGATAAACTTACCCCTGAGGGCGAAGTAATGTTGATAAGATTGCTATTAAAAGCGTTTGTATTGTCACCTGAACCGGAAGATGCATCTGAAATATCTAAAATTCAAAATGTTAATGCTAATAATGCTAAAGAAGTTCTAAAGAAAATTATTGGATTAGTAAGAAAATATACTAACGTTGATGTCGATATTCCGGAAGTTTAAAACGGTGTCAAAAGGTTATGAGGCTTTTTGATGAATACTATTTTTTAGTAAACGAAAAAGCTAGTCTTCTTCATCCTTATTCATTACCAAATATTATAACTGGTAATGATCTTGTACGTTTTTTTCAAGAATCTATATCATCAATTGAGAATGGCAAAGCTACCTTAAAGTTTGATGGTGTTAACTGTTCATTAAGATTTCAAAATAATCAATTTGTTTTAGATCGTTTTTCCTTGAAAGATGAGGAAGGTATAACAGCAGATAAGTTATCTTCAAGATTTAAAGAAGGACATGGTCTTATTGATGCGGGTCAAACAATATTAAAAATCTTTAATAATTCTATTCCTAATATACAACAAGAGCTTCATGAGTTAAGAATGTTAGAAAAAAGTAATATTGTTTTAAATATAGAATTTATTCAAGGTACAACAAACGTTATAAATTATAAACACAATTATTTTGTTATACATAATGTATTAGAAATTTATGAAGCTTTTAGTCCGGTAAGAAAATCTAGAAGCAGAAAAGTTAGAGCTATAGATTATGATAAAAATTCTTTAGAAAGATTAGTAAAAAAAATAAATTTAGAAGCTAATAAATTCAATTTTAATGTGGTACATAGAGAAATAGTGCGTTTTTCTACTAAACCAGATTTAAATAAAATTTTAAATTCTAAATTAGACATAAAAATAAATGAAGAAAATATTCAATCTGATACTTTAAAAAATCTGCTAGAAAAAGCAAAAAATACAAGCAACGTTATAGTAAAACTTTTTGATAAAAGCTCAGTTCGAGCTCTAAGCAGAAAGATATACCTTTTATTCGCAGGTGGTTACAGTATCGAGCAAATTTTACTAGATTTAAATAAAGTCCAAGCCGTTGTAGATGGTATTGTCTTTTATCATACTACTATGTTCTTAGGACAAGAAATTTTAAACTGCTTGGTTTCTAATTTAGGGCCTGTAAATGAACAAGAAGGTATTGTTATTAATGATATAACTTTATCACACGTACCTTTTAAAATTACCGGCACATTTATGACAAGGAATTATTTTGAGAGTAAATTTAGAAATGAAGAAGAGGAATATGGATTTAAAGGTTTTTATAATAATGTACAAAAAACTTTAGGAGTTCCTTTTACAGAACCCGAATACGGTAAGCAAAGTCCGCAATTAAGATTAACACCGGGAATGGTTATATGAATACCTTTCAAGATTTTTATAATAAATCTCTTAAAAATAACTTAGTAGTTATATTTCCAGGTAGATTCCAGCCTTTTCATCCGGGGCATAAAAAACTTTATGATTATGCAAAAGAGCAGTTTCCTGCTGCAGATTTTAAAATAGCTACTAGCAATGTGAATAGAACCACAACATATGAAGATCCTCGATATAAAATAGATCCTGAAAGATACCCTTTTACGTTTGAAGAAAAGAAAAAAATAATTCAAGCGTACGGTATACACGAATCTGAAATACAGCTAACAGCTAATCCGTATAAAGCTGTAGAAATTTTAAAAGATTATAAACCGGAATTTACCAAAGTTATCTTTATTGGTGGAAAAAAGAATGAAAGTGAATCTGAAGGTAAGCCTAGATTTAGCTACTCTGAAACGTCTTATTTTCAGCCATTTAAAAAATTAGAAGATCTACAGCCATTTGATCCAAATCATAATGGTCATGCATATATTTATGAACCCTTAACGCTTACGTTTAAATTAGGAGAACAAATAGTACAAGACGCAAGTCAACTAAGAAAAATGTATAAAGAAGCTGACGAACAAACAAAAAGAAATTATATAAGAGAATTGTTAGGAGAGTTTAATAAAGAGATTTATGATTTATTTTCTTCTAAATTAAGTTGAGAAGATTTAAATGTAGCTGTTGTATCAGTTGAAAGCTTAGCTAATTCAAAAGCAAACTCATGAGAAGGTACAAGAGAGCGAAAGCGATTTAATACATCTTGGTAATACTTACTTTCTTTATGTGCAGCTAGATTCTTTAAAATTCGGCCGCAATCATCAAAGGATAAGTGATTAACTTTCTTGTTTTTTTGCTTTTTACTCATACGCTTTAAAAAGCTTAGAGCTTTTTCTGTTCTATGACCTTGATAGTCTCAAAGAGTATTTTTTCTAAATTTTCTAAAGATTCTTTTTTTAATGAATTTTTCAAACTACTGATAACTTTCTCACTACCTTTATCAATAGCTGCGTAGAGTGATTCTTCATTATTCTCTTCAAGACTATTCATATCCATATTAAATTTCTGTCGGTATTTTTCGTAATCTTTATAAGCAAAAATTGAAGCTAAATTTTCTTGAGCTGTTGTGATTTTAGAAAATACCCAAGGTTCTAAATTTTCTTCATCTTTCAACAAATCATGAAGCATAGCAGAAATTTTATGTATTCTAAAGAGCTCTTGTTTTGCCATAAAGGCACCAGTATCTTCCGAACCTCCTTCAAACCCTGATTCCGGTTCTATGCTTGTACCACATCTACATTCTTCACAATTTTCATCTTCACAAGTACATCCCTCTTCCCCTTCGCAAGCACATTTCTTTTTAGGGAGATTAATAACTGTAGGTTGTCTAGACCCTAACCCCACTTCGCTCTCAGCATTAGGACCTAAGCCAACGTTTTCCTTTACTACTTTTTGAGTATATAGCTCATTTAATAGTACAATGTCTTTCTCGAACATATAAATATTTATGCAAAATACATAAATAATTCTAACTATGAAATCATTTAAAACGTTTTTTACAGAAAAAAAGAAAGCTCCGCGTGGTGTATGTTGGAAGGGTTATAAAATGGTCGGCCATAAAAAGAAAGGTGGCAAAACGGTTCCTAATTGTGTACCAAATAAGTGAAAAATTTTCAGGATTTTTTTAATAGACCTGTACTTGGTGTCAATGAATTAATTGACATACAGGGTATTGGCAAAGTCAAGGCTAAAGTAGATAGCGGTAATGAAGGTTACAATGTTTTGCATGGTATAGATATAAAGACAAGTAACGGTAAAATCACATTTACAACTGTAGATAACAAAACAGTAACATTACCTTTAAACGGGGATATGCAAATTCATATTGGTAGTGGTGTAAAAGAAGACCGTCCTATGGTGAAGCTTTCATTCAGCTTGCTGGGTAAGACGTTTACCGAGCCATTTACAATTGCAGACCGTTCGGAAAATG